CTAACATTACCTTTGTGCTCCATCCATACCTCCTCAGATACGATAAGCTGTCTAAAGACCTCAGAATAGCTCTCGTGTAGGTAGTCGGTATTCAAAGTATGACGAACTGTCGCGTTCTTATTAAAATCCCTGACAGAATGTCTGCCGTAGTTGTTGGATAGGTTATCGTAGTCAAAGTTGATGCTATTGTAGCTACTCCCTTTGGCTGACATAGACTCAGTAGTCTTAGCTGAGAAGTGGACATCTTGTAGAGCTCCAAATTTGTTAACGAAAGTTAACCTTACATTCTCATACTTATTACACGGTAACGTCTCAACAGAGATAACCTCTACTTTGCCGTCAGACTTAATAACGTGAGCCTCGTCTATGTCTAGCTCAGAAACGTACTCCATAATGTCGTCAGAGCAGTTCTCGTCTATGATAGTGCCTCCGTCCTTCATCACTCTAGCGTAGAATGTAGAGGCAGACTGTCCAGCAGATGTAGCATAGTTTATAGCTCCAGATGAGTTAGAGTCTATGTTGCTGTACTCTGTAGGATGTGAAGATTTTTCTAATTGAGCTCCAAAAATTATAATTTGACCGTCATTAGTAGTATTTCCTACCTCTCCAGCATATAAGTTTAAGTTTACAGCGGTTGTGTTAGCGGTACAAGTTATAGATACTCTATACCAGTCAGAGCCTATTGTTTCTATTTTTGAAGTTATGAATCCGTTTTGATTTCCAGCAGTTCCGTCAGTCACAGCAAAGGTGTTTAAATTGAACTCCTTTCTGACATCGTTAGAACCACCAGCAAGCCTCAATGAGATGAAGCTACCAGAGTCTTTTTTCACGTATAAGCTAAGAGTGTAATCGACCCCAGCTGCGGTGGGTATGCCAGGATTTCCTATAGAGCTAAATGAGGATGTTTTATTCAGTCTATCTGCGTAGCTGTAACCTATAGGTGAGTTCTCTACGTTTGACGTAATTAGTGAACTTCCAGAGCTCCAACTGTAAAAAGTCTCACTATTAGCCAGTAGGTTTTTGTCAGCTAGCTCAGAGATAAATTTAACCTCTCCTTCCTTGTAAAATACAGCAATATCAGCGTCTTTTGTAGGAATCATAGCCGTAGTGTCCTCAGGAACTGAGATATAGTCATTTGACATCAATACTTCATCTGACTTGAGGTTGCTATCTGACTTGCTCCAATACTGAACAAAGTCCTCATCTATATAGCCATCTGTAGCTAAGTACTTACTACTTACACCAGTTCCAGCTCCGTCTGCCATAGAGATATAAACCCATACAGCCTCTGTAACGTAGTCTCCGTTGAATGATTGGTCTACATAGTCTCTAATTAGCTCAGAGACTTCGAATGTAGCTTTACCGTCACTGTTGTGAGATTTAGATAGCGAGTACTGAGGTGTACTAGGTACGTCACTAGAGTTGCCGTTCCATACGTATAGAGATACGGTAGCTGTAGAGCCACTTGTTGACTGGATAAAAAACGGAGAGCGTGTGTATATTAAACTCATTTCTTTTTCTTTAATTGTTTTACTATTTGGTTTCCTATATTGTGAGCTACATCAATAGAGATAGCTTCGTGATATTGTTTTAGCATAGGTTGATATCTACGCATAAAGGGTTTACTGAAAAATAGAGTTTTAGTGATACCTTTTTTATGCACTGATCTGGCTACAGCGTAAGGATTAAGCCCTCGCTTCTCAGCCCAGTCTTTAATAGCTTTGATAGGTAGAGCTTTTTTAGACTTTCTAAAACGCCCCTGTCTACCGAATATAGAGTTACCAGTCTTAGCTGCGTGTCTATTGTCAACTGGACTAGTACCCTTAACACCTTGATCTTGAAATACTCCATAGTCGTTAAGCTCAAACCTAACAGAAGGCATAGATGAGCCTCCTAAGAATTTAGCAGACACTGACCTATTAAACTTCTTTGTAACGTATCCTTTTATAGAGCTATGTAGATCACCCTTAGACTTAAGGTTTCTCTTAGCCTGAGATACTACATATTTTTTGTAGACCTCCAGTACCTTCGTGGCTCTAGGATATGTAGAAGTGATTTTTAGCACAAGTCAACGCTGTTTTGTATGGTTATGTTTAAGTCCAATCCTACCCCAGCCAATTTGTCCTCGAACCTGTCAGAGAAAAACTCTACGTCAGCGTCCTCCTCAACTTGATAGCCTTGCTCATATAGGTTACCTCTCTTAAGCTCTTGAGTGGTCTTAGTGGCAGCTGCTAGCATATTATTAAGCTTATATATCTCGGAGTCATTGAAGTCCTCCTCATTGTCGTTAGATACGTCAACTATGTCTAGAAATAATATAGAGACCTCTATCTCGCTAGTAGCGTCAGATATTGAGCCAGCAGAGATGCCAACGTGAGCTAAAGGATAGATGTCTTGTTTCAATAACTCAACCTCGTCAATGTTTCCAAATGTAACTGAGTTAATAAGCTTGTTGTTAGTTAGCTCAGTCTTAATAGCGTTTGTTAAGTTTAATAGTGATTTCATTACTTCCTTCTTTTTGAAATTTTATTCTCAGTATCTTGTTTATCCTTTTCGAACGACAACCACGTCAAGGCATCGTATATGTTTATTTTAGTGCTTTCTCTAAATTTCGTTGCATCTCCTCCACTAAGCGAGTGTAGTGATCCGAACCACCCCCACCTTTGGCCAAACTGTCCTTCAAGAGAGAAGTCAGTGAGTTCTTTTGTTTCATCTTTTTGCTTAATTTCTCCAAATAGATAGCTGAATGTACTAACAAGTGACTGCTTAAACGGTAAAAAAAAAGCGTTGCATTTACAAATTGACTAGCTGGTAGAGACTTCATAATCTCGTGGTCTCCCTTAGAACCCCTGTAAGGCTCTATATTGTACATATTACCTACCTTATCGTTAACTGGTCTGAATAGAACAGCAGCGGCCTTATGCCAATCTGACGGCTTAGTTAAGTATTCCTCTAGGTCTATATACTCTCCTAGAGTTAATTCCTCTAGGTCAGGAATGAATCCGTAAGTAGTATTGTTGAATTCAAAGGTATATTCTAACTGAGGCATCTCGTCCATAGCATCTACTATGTCTTTTATAAGTTCGTCAGCCTGAGACTGGGGTATAGACCTAACCTCACTCATAGGTATGTCTAGAAATATGTTTAGCATTTTATGACCTACAAAATCCTTGTCCTCATCGTCAGCTATCATTGTATATTTCTGATACTGATCTAGAGTGATTCCAGCTCCGTTAAGTGGGATTTGTGCTATCATTAAACTACGTTTAGATTGTTTATAAGTGTGAAGGCGTGTCCAGACTCATCAGAGCCGCAGTCGTCGTTAGCTACGATAGTAACTTTAGCTCCAGTAAAGTCACCCATAGACGCTCCAGTAGTCACATCCACGTTTGTTACCTCCGCATATCTTAAGCCTATTTTGGCCTTTTGAGTTTCTCCAGCATAGTGTCCAGTACCCATAAGGTAAACTATGTCGCCTCCAGAGTAATTCTGACTCCTAGGTTCTACACCAACAACAAAACGCCCCTTAGATAGGCTAGTAATAGTGTTGAATAGTTGATACTCCAGACCTTTTAGCTCTATACTTAATGTTTTTTGCTCATACGTAGTGCCATTCTCTCTAGAGCTTATTATCTCAGTCTCATATAGATTATTACCTTTCAACTCAAATTTAAACGCAGTTAGTGACCCAGATATGTTAGAGCCACTAGAGTTTCTAGGGGTTAGAGGCTGGTCTCCTTGATTAAGACCCTTGATAAAGTATGATAAGTCGTTTGACCCTGAGTTTATTACATAGATAGCCTTAAGACCGCCGATCTGGTCTTTACACGCTTCTAGCCTTCCAGCTGTTACATTGCAACTCATTATAATAGTTTCTTTAAAAACAGTGGTCTAGATATACTGTAACGAATAAAGCCCTCTATTAAAAGGGCTCTAATTCAACAAAACAAACAAATGAAAAAAGTAATTTTATAGCCTCGTCTGACTTTCCTGACTTCCTAGAGGCAACCTAGGTACTCTATTCTACGCTCTCACGCTTTTTACCATCGCTAGGTTAATGTGGAGGATATCGGAGTCGAACCGATGACCTCTTGAATGCAAATCAAGTGCTCTAGCCAGCTGAGCTAATCCCCCAAGATACTAAGACTTACACTTTACTATTTCCTTGGATTTCACTCCTTCGGCTTCGGTTGCTTAGTTTATATTTTAAAGAACGTTTATCGTTTTGTTGGTACAAACATACGAAATATATTTGACACTACCAAATTATCCACGAAATTTTTTAATATTTTTTATTACAGCGTCTACTCTAAGCTTGTCAGCTATGCCGTTTCCTACTGATGTGTATGGCTTTACTAAGCAAGTTGTAGTGATAACTCCGTCTCTAACTATAGCGTAATACATAGTACCTTGAGACTCACCTCTGCTATTGTGTACAGATGCCACCAACTGCTTGCCTTTGCTAGACTGCTTGTCAGCTTCGCTATTGAACTTAGTCAAGCTCATTTGTAGTTGGCCTAACATAAAAGCATAGGACCTCCTAGAGCTCGTCTTAAGAGCTGAGATAGCTTCCAACTTGTCCTTAACTTGTTGTTTGAAGCTGTCTGATATAGACATAGTACCTACCTTAGTGTAGTTAGCTGTAGTAGACTCTACCTTTACGTCTACATTTGTAAGAGCTTCTAGTCTCTGATCTATTCTCTCTGTTGTGTGTACTGATGTAGTCATCTCGTTTTGTTTGATACAAATATAAGGAGGATTTTTCAACCCTCCAAATATTTTTTTACTTTTTTTATTTATATAGTCCAGATGTGAAAGTGAATGATGGAAACATTTGATTGAGAGCCTTAGCTTTGTCTACACTAGACACCTCTATCTCTAGACGACCTCCGAACGGAGATACATTTACCTGAGCGTTCAATGATTTAAATCTGCTGTTTAGTTCGTTTGCTTTGTTGTTGTATTCTTGAATTTTCATCTGTTGTTTCATTTTGTTAGTACAAATATACACAAAAAAATAAAGCCACCAAACTATTTGATGACTTTTTTCTTATTTATATTCATTATGAATAACTAACCTAGAGCTCTGTCTATTCTAGTAAGCTGCTTTTTTAACTCTGCTCTAGTAGCTGTTATCTGATTGATACGCTCTAGAATGGCCTCACGTCTATATCTAAGAGACGCCTCTGTCTCTGGAGCTGTGTGAGTAGTGAGCTTATTAAGCATTAACTGTAATTCTCTCATATACTAATATAAAGTTATTGCCCTAATGGCTATATAGATGACTACAAACAGACAAACTGCTGTGCCCTCCTTCCTACTCATATTACGTTGAATACTTGTAGAGTATATCCTATTACGCTGGATATATTAAGTAATACTAAATTCCATTGCTTAGCCTTATACACTTGAGGTGTAAGCATAGCTATGCCTAGAGCCAGTAGCACAAAGCCTATTTGATAGCTGACTAGATATGGAGCTACTAGGAGTACGCCAGTACCCATATAAGCTACCTTATCAGTTAAGTCTATCTTCTTTTTAATTGTTTTCATCTGGATTAGATTTAAGATAGTAGTGTACGTATATCTCGTTTACTTTATCAGTCATCTGCTGCCCTTGTTCATATTCGTGCTTACCTACGTGTCTAGCGTTCCCAGTCTCTATAACTAGGTTTACGTAGCTCTTAGTCTTTGTCTTTGATTTGCCGTTAGCACCTACACCTCTATATGTATATGTATTAACAGTACACTGAGGGTAGACCCTTAGAGAGTTGGTGCTCATAGCCCAGCTCTTAGCTTTCTCTATAGTTTTATAACTGGACATCTATCTTACCGTTTTTGTAATGGTTAACAACTACTCCAGTCTTAAGCGTTACAGTTCTGTAAGGCCTTACGTTTATCTTAATAAGTATATTGTTTATCATATCCCTAGGGTTGAGTTTCCATAGTGCAATGTATCTCACTGTGTTACCTACCTTTAAAACAAGGTAGTCGTCATACGTTACGTGATAGCTTATGTATTTTTTCATTATATATCTGTGTAAGGGTTAAAGGGTTCTCCGTAAGCTTCGACAGATAGCTCCTCGTGTATCTCTCTACCTTCCTCTGTTAGTACGTAGTCTACCTTACCTCCGCCTAACATAAAGTAGTCTATATACTCAACAGTCTCCTCAAACTCAACTCCAGCTTGCTCTATAAGCCAGTTGTAAGCGAAGTGACCAGTATACTCGTCTATAATGTACGAGCCTCTGTAATCGCTGTTTATGTAGTCTTTAAGTTCAAACACAGTCTCCACCTCATTCTCTGGTAGTGTCGGGTCAAATTTCTGATTGGTATATGTTACTTTCATTGCTTTGTTATTATGATACAAATATAAGGTAAATTCTATAACTACCAAACATTATGCGTTATTTATATTGATTCTAAATAGTTATATCTGTATATAGAGTCCTGAGTTAATGAAAGCTGGACTAAGATTGAACTGTAAACCTATTAAGTTAGTTAGCCTAACCTTGTAGGTGGCCGTCATTATAGGTATACGTGAGCTCTCTATCATAGTGCTAGGTAGGTATCTGTTCATAAGCCTAGCGTTAACCTCATCTAGATAAGCTTTGCTATAGTTGTCAGCAACCCCTAGCTGTATAGATAACTGGCTGGTATTACTCTCTGACAAGTTAAAACCAAACATTAAGTACTTGCTGTAGTCTCCATAGCTGTTCTGCATTATGCCCATAGTAAAGTGAAGTCCATTACTACTCCTAGTTATAAGGAAGCCCTCAGAGCCTCCCTCAGAGCCTAGTCTAGAGTTATCGTATAGCGGATTACTAGAGAAGTGCTTAGTGTGTACTGGTGTGTAGATGTGAGTACCCTCCCAGCTTTGAGCGTTTGCCTGTGTCCCTATCAACATAGCTCCTAGAAATGCTAGTCCTACTAGGAGCGTCGCTATTATGTTTTTTATTGTTTCCATTAGATTGACATCTTGAGCTCATTCATATCTGCAACGTACTTAGTGTACTTAGCTACTCTGTCTAAGTTGGCTAAGTCTCCAAAAGAGAGCTCTCTGTTTATAACTCTGTTAGCTTCTGCAATTCCTTCGTTTATTTCTGTGATGTTGTACATAACTGTTTGTTTTTGTTGATACAAATATAAGACATATTTATATACTACCAAACTTTTTAGAAACTTTTTTTAAAAAACTTTACCCTTAATCTATTAACCTATGAAGTATCTACCCTTGTTAGGGTTGGCTAATTGGTAAGAGACAGCATATCTAAGTGCATCAAGCTGGTGATCAAAACCGTTCTGTAACGGTGTCTCTGCCTTAGTGTCGCTCCATTGGTAGTTATTGAGCTCTTTAATGATGTTAGTACTGTCAGGCGTTACTATAAGCTCATAGTCCTGTAGTAATGCTATACCGTAGTTAACAGAACCCTGTCCTTTAATGGTAGGTACTATATTGCAATATCTCTTTAACTCACTAATGAGTCTAGGCTCAGCTGAGTCACCTACTATCACGTTTCTACCAGCCACTTGGCTAAATATAGCTCCTAGCTGGCTCGTATTGAGGTTAGGCTTATTGAGATGCTCCTTAACATATATACGCTTATTGGCCTTATCTATGCTCGTAGACAACAACGTTGACGGATCAGTGCTATAACCGAAGTCAGCCCCTAGTACATCTATACCTTGACTCTTATACTCACCTATACTCCAGTTAGTAAAGATAACTCCTTCAGCTTTTTCTCTCCAGCCTCCTAGTATAGTATGATTGTACTCACTAGGTCTACGCTCCTTCATAGTATCCATTGAGATAAGGAAGGACTCACCTAGGTTCTCTATATTGTCTAGGTAAGTGGTATGTATATATGTAGTGTCCTTATCAGTCATATTGCTTCCTGAGTTGACTCCAGCCTCCTGAAAGAATCTCTTGTATATCCAGTGTTCTTTTGTAGCTGGGTTTAATACTAGGATAACTCTGTTCTGTATGTCCTTAGCACGTATAGAGTAGTCTATCTTAGTGAATAGGTTGTTATCTGGTATCTCCTCAGCCTCGTCACATATCCACGTTGTTATGTTAGCTAACGACTTTAGAGCAGCTGTCTGATTCCCTGAGCCTGTCTTAAGACCC